AAGTAGAAATCACCATATTTAGTCATATTTCTAATATAACTCCATAGATTAAATTCAATATTCATTATATCATAAAATAAGTTATGTAAAATTTTATGGACTTTTGGATTATCTGTTTTAATTTTTAATATTCTGTTTTCAATATTATCAACCGTAGATTCATCACAATAAATATCCAATGCTGATGATATGATTGGGTCTGCATCCATTAATTCATAATCTCTAAATAATTCTTTTCTAGCCACATCATATGCACTCGCATTTTGTTTTGCAGCATATGATGAATTACCATATCCGCTTGAAGCTATTCTATTATATCTATCAATAAAATTTGATGTTAGAGCGGTTTGTGAAAATTCAACATCTTTTACTTTCACTTCACCATCATCTGTTTTTCTAACTACGATTTGATTTTGAAATAATTTTCCTAATCTCGTTAATATGTTTTCGTCTGCCATTTTTTACCTCTTATTTAATTAACCAAGTTAAATCTTCTTTTTCGTCACCAAAGTCCATTTCATATGGATTCTCTCGTGGTTGTCCTACAGAACCTACTCCAAACCCTGCTGCATGTTCGGATTTATTTCCATTTGACTTCAACATTGAGTTCATTGTTGCCCATTGTTGGTCATTTTTATCTTTCTGTAATCTTAGAGCCGT